AACATGGACGCAACAAAAGCATGTGGCGCTAGTGGAGCACCTCCCGCGCAGACCCAATTGGTTTGCGTTGAGCTGCTAACAGCAGCCAACTGGAACATAAAATCCCTGCCCATAATGCGGACACCATCCTGCACAGGCCTCACTATAGGTGTAGACCCTGATATACTGTTGCCAAAAGCAACTGGTGCAGTAGTAATGGTGGAAGTGGGACCAAAAACAGCACTACCTTGTGTTGCCATGGTTGATCGAGAGGGACCCACCATTGGCCGTCTTGTCTGGATTTGCTTTCGGCCCACCCGCTTGAGACGGCGACGGACTGTAGTGAGATTTAATTTCTTCATAGACTTGTTGACCTGCTTTGAGGAAACCATATTGATTGGAAGTTAACGTCTGGGCAGCGATTTCAAAATATGAACGAGGGTCGTATTGAGCAACTAAAAGTCCAGCAGTTAGCGGCAAAGCTATCTCAGGCGCAACGATATCAGCAGCCCCTATAGACTCAACAACAGCCGGTGAATCTGATACAAACTCAGAGATATCCGAAAGGACAAAATCAGAATCTTCAGCAGGGCTGATAGCCTCAGAAAGTGATGAGGGGGTATAAGGCTGAGGATTATAAGTGAAAGGTCCAGGCAAATCAGCAGGATAGCTATCGGCTCCGTTGTCAATGATGGAATTTAACCCCCGTTGATAATTATACTCGTACTCGTTTGGTTGGTACCGCGTATTCCAGGGATCAAGCTGCTGGCGAAAAGCTCTATATCTCTCGTAATTAATAAAGGAAGTTGGGTGAAAGTAGCGTTGGGGCACTACCATGTGTTAGAGTTAGTATGGGATCCCGCAACCCAACGGGACTGTTCATCCCCCCCACCTAAACAGCTGACCGTGCAGTCTCTTGGCATTTATATTAGCACATCAAATTGTATTTGGTCAGTTAAGGGGGGGACCCCATGTTGTCACTGGAAGATGAGTCTAGGCTCGTACAACCCGAGCCTAGGACTTATTGACATTTTGTCATAGTACCGTTCCAATTCTATTTGTTCATCAGGTGTTACACCAAAGGCCAGCCAAAAGCTGAACCTAGTCTCGGGGGCAACCTTCTTTGCCCCACTCAAAACATTTTTCCTGACATATTTCCTCATATTCCATGAAAGGAGGAAATCTGGTACCTTTCTCTTCTTCCCCGATCGGACGTACAATAAATAAAAGGACTGGAACACAGGCACACCACCTGTCATAGCGAGACCACCTGACCCGACAGCGTCGAGCCAACCCCGGAATTTATCAGCACTGTCATATGAATCAAGCATGACAGAATCCTTAGCAATGGCCGTGGCGGGGTTGCGGCACATGACCCATCTGTCCACACAATCAATGGGTTTAGTTTGGCAAAATTCAACCTGGTCAAAATCAAACACGGGTTCTTCAACCACCATATTAAATCCCAGGGCCAGGAAGTACTCATACAACCCAGCACTGAATTTACCAAGATCTTTGCGTTCCATAAAGACAACACAATCATCACCGTTGTTGGCCAAGGAGCCAACAACGCCAATGTCACGGAGATAAGTCCAAATCATACCACACATGAGAACACAGTTACCCAAAGAGGTATTCATGTCCCCACTCATGCGGGTACCATCAGTTTCATAAGACAAGACACCATCGGGTGTGTACCCAGTGCACTTATTCCTCAACTGATGCTTCAACAATTTGCTCAATTTATACTTATCCTTCTTGGCATAAAAGAAGTCCGTGAACACACTATGCTCAAACTTGAGGGCGTCCTGGGACACGTGCTGATCGAACCTGGAAGCATCCAAGCCCACAGCAACAGGATCGTTAAATTTATCCCATTTTTCCCTCAAAAGCCTAGCGGTATCATATATATCATATCCTTTCATTACGGTTGGATGCCCGAAAAGTGCTCCAATAGTCTTGAACACACGGTGTTCAATCTTCTTGAGATATCTACCGACCCTAAGATTGTATTTGGGGTCTCGAGGTGATATTACCCTAGGCACAGGGTCACTTTTCGTCGTCCGATCGGTTTTCTCGTTCTTAATGAAAACCTTCACCTTTGCATCCGCTTCGACATTCCTGCCTTCTCCGCGCAGTTCAATCAAAGCCTTCTCGTAGATCTGTCTTTTGCGGCCACTATACGATGCTACGAATTGCTCGTAGTTCCAAGGGGCGGTCGGAGTAACAAACCTATTCAAAGCAGTCCTAAAATCTCCAAGTTTAAGACCAAAATACCCAGGCAAAGGTTTAGGAGGTGGTGCAAATCCAGTCTCACTGGTAGGGTCCTTAACCATGAACACCCTCTCCTTAACAGCTCGTTCGAGAGTTGACAACTTATGATTAAATGGCACAATATCCACGTCTGGAGAGACGCGGGAAACACGAACAAAAACACGTTTCTTACTGATACCCACACGCCGAGTAACCTGCAAAACAGAGGGGGAAACAATGGCTCGGCTTTTAGAACAGCCCCCTCCAGGTAAAGCGACTGGGCACCCCTATTCCTGAGGGCCCACTTGGGCCCCAGGAGGTGTGCTCCTCGCAAATTGGAATATCTTACCAAAGACACTCTGCCCTGACATGCGGGATTCGGCCTCTTTGGTAGCAATAAGTACGCGCATTTTCAAGAACTCCTTAGTAGGTACAAATGAAAGAAACAAGGCCCTATCAATGGCTATATTCTTATCTGATGTTCGTAGATCCTTGAAATGCTCCTCAAGATATTTCTGTATCCATTTACGTGTAACCATCAAGTTGGCGGGCGACATAGGCCTCTCACCAAACTTGTTGTACGCGACCTTGGCAAGGGAAGCTGCAAAACTCGAACGCCGGCCTCTAACCAACCGCTGCACCACTTTACGTGATACAACGACACGAAATACGTCCGCATCCTCTGCCATTTTGTCTTCGCGACATGTGGTGGTACCATTGCCATCATCCCCTTCTTGGCGCACAGTCTTAGTGACATTTTTGATGTCGTGCTTCCTAACAACTGTACGAGTGCGTTCTTCACAATGCTCTTCAACATACGTACAAGGGTCCTCAACAATCATGTCCATATTGGACAGGATGCTGCGGGCCAACTGCTCAGTGGGGGTGCCATCGGTGACAATGTTCCAAGCAAATTTGAGCCATTTTTGTGCCCACTTTGTGAGCACAATGGCTTGTTCAATTTCCGACATGGTTACAAAATCCAACAGTAAGCTTAGTAATACTTGCAAGGTACGGGAAGTACCAAATTACAAACAGCCGACTGCACACAAAAT